AAGTATTTTTTAATAAAAGATTATAAGTTGCTAATGCTTTTTGTTGTTTACTTAAAGCTGATCATTGTTTTGCTATTCAAGAAGTATAAGCTTCTGTTTTTAAATCAGCTTCACTTATAACTATTCATAAACTCTTTAATGATTCCCTTTCTCATGTTAAAGCACTTCTAAAAGAATTTATTGCCTGTGCATCAGATACATTATTAAAAGAAGCTACATCAATAGCTAATTTTGTAATATTTTCAGATAACTTAAAAGCTTCATCTGTAGTAAATCATAATGGTTTTAAAACATCACCTAAATCACTTCAAAACTTTCTAAGTTCAAGTTTACTTCTTCAAACAGCCTGTGCTAAATTATCAAAAGCTTGTCATGCACTCTTTTCTATTCATCAAAATACTGTATCAAATTTACTTCATATTTCAGTAGCATCACTTCATAATTGAAATAATTTCTTAGTAAATCAAACAATAGCTCATACAGCAAAAATTCATGCTAACATTCAACCTAGTTTTTTAAAACTAGATGATAAACCTGAAACAGCTTTATTCCCTCTTTTTCAAATATCATTTTCAATATAATCTCAAGATTTTTTAAGCTCTTTTTTTAGTTTAGATGTTTCTTTTCTTACTGAAGACATATTTACTTCAGCATCTATATACCATTTTCAAATTGCCATAATTATTTTTTACTTAATAAATTTTTTATTTCTTTTTTATCAGGTTTATCTGCATTTTTATAATCTTCATATTTCTTTTCTCACATTATTACATCAAGATTTTGAGAAATCTGTAAAAAATATTTCCATTCCCATTTTCTTATTTCACTTCTTTGTTGATGTAAATTCTTCATAATATTTCACTCTATAATGAAAAAATCGTCTATATCCATTCATTTATTAGAATTATTACTATTTTTATTAAATAATTTTTCTAAGTCTTTTTCATTAGGATTTAATAATATAGCTATAAGATTTTTAATTTGCCTTTGATTTAATAATCATATTTTTTTTCATAATATATTTTTTAGAAATAATTCAGGATCATAATTTAAATATAAATAATCATTTACAGTTAAATCATTACAAATAATATAATTATCAAAGAATTTAAATTTATATTTTTGATTAATCATTTTTTACTCTATTAGAAATTATTTCAATAATCTTTTTTATATGTTTAACTGTAAAATCATCCATATTTAAATCAGTGTTTTTAATCTTTAATATTTTTTCTATAATCTTAATCCATTTAAAGAAAAAAGTTTTATCAGAAGTAAAAATAGTAGGAATTTTAATTATTTCATTAATTATCTTTGGTGGTATATCTCAAATTTTATATTCATTATCTCAAATTTTGATAATGTCTACTTGTTCATTTAAATCTAAATCATAAACTTTCATATTTTTTACATAAAAAAATAAACTACCCATAATAGAGTAGTTTATCTTGAAGACCTTTCAATGTCTTATACATCTTGTTCATCAATAATTCTAAATAATTCATTAGTACCATCAGGAAATGCTTTTATTTCTATACCAAGTCCCATAGTATCTGTAGAATCATCAGGTTGAAATTGTGCATCAATTCATGCTTTATTATAACCTTGTGGAAATATTATACCAAATTCCTTACCATTCTCATCATAATTAGAAAATTTAAACATATTTAATGCTAAATATTTTTGAATATCTTTATAAATTTGTTCTTTTCTTACTAATGGAGTATAAGTATAATTACTTGTTAATACACCAGTTTGAGCAGTTTTAGGAAGAATAAAAGTATAACCATCATATATATAAGTATCATAATCAGTTCATGCAACTAAAACAGTAGCACCTGATTTAACAACTATACTTGTTACAATAGTATTATCTCCATTCTTATTTTTTAATCTAATTGGAGTTCATACTATCCAACCAGTTCCTAAAGCTTCTCAAGTTACATTTGTAGCAGTTCAGTCTACTGTTATATAATCAGCTAATCAATCTATTTTTTGTAGATTATCTAAAGCTATTTCATATAAAGTTGAACTAAACACTACTTCATTTATTTTAACTTTAGGTTTTGCTTTTGCATTATCAAATACTAATTCTTTAATAATTTTATCAACTACTAATTTAGCATCCTTTAAAGCTCATAAGTTTATCCAAGTACTACCATTATCAGTAGAAATATTTAAAACTCATGAACCAAACCTAACAGCATTTGCTTTTTGTACTGAAGTTTGCATCTTTTTTAAATTTTAGAAATTAAGCTAATGTTATCGTTTCTAAGGCTTTAATTTTAAGTTCTATATGTTTTGCATAACTTCATGTTTTATTGTTTCTTCTATCAACAATATTACCAATAGTTATACTTTTTATAGGAGCCTTTTTAAGTCTGAAAAACTTGTTGATTATAACATCCTTAATTTCTTCGTTTGTATCAGGATTTTTAGAAAAAACCGATACTTGCCATAATTCATTTCTAAATCACTTCAAATCAATATTAGAACTAATGCTCGTAATAGTAAGTAAAGGATAAAGTGTTTTTACTGGAGCTTTTGCATGAAAAATCCTATCTTGAACATAATATTCAACAGCAATAGAATTCTTTAACTCTTCGTAAATGAATTTAGCAATATTTATCATGCACTCTTATTATTAAAATAAATTAAACTTTTACAATGTCTTTATTTTTTAAGAAAATAGTTTGTAACTTTATAAAAATTTCTTTCTAATTCTTTTAAATTATCAGTAATTCACTTTCTTAAAAATGGTCTTGCAGGAATATTTTCAGTTCAAAACTCCATAACTCCTGCATAACTTTCTACATCACTCATAGTAGTTCAAACTTTATACTTAAAATCATTAACTTTTTCATATCATATAGACCTTTTTAAATTTCAAGTAACTTCTTGTGTAGGGTCTTTAGGCATTCTTTGTGGATCTCTTGGTGTAATTTCTACTATCTTATCAACTGCAACATTACAAGTTTCTTTTAATGCTCACTTAATAGCAAAATCTAGTTTATTTTGGTTAAATTCTACTCTACTCATTTTTGTTTATCAGCATATAAAACTAAATGATCATCATTTCATCAGAAACCAGGACAATTTTCTACAAACTTAATTATAAAGCTTTCTCATAAATTATCAACTATCTTATTACCTTCTTGTATGTTAATTCAAAAATCTAATCTTATTTTATGACTTGTTTGTAATATATTAACTTTATCATCTATATTTTCTAAATATTTATTATTATTTTTAAGTAATAAACATTTTACTCAACTAGCAATAATAGAATAAGTATCATTTACAAATCATGTAGAACTTTTTGTTTGTGTATTTCAATAAATAGTAATAGTTCTATTAAAATCATCCTTAAAACTGCTTAATAAACTCATAATTATATTATTTTAGGATTATAAATATCTAATCTGTAATTATCTAATATCTCTTTATAATTCATTTGATAACCACCACTATCTAACATTTCTTTTTTACTAAAAAAAGTTTTACTTAATGTGTCAATTTTCTTGGATTTAACATTAGATTCACTTCATGAAGCAGGAGTATCGTTATATGTCAAAATACAAAGTTCTATACAAGCATTTTCTACATCAGATAAATCTGTTAAATCTGTGTGTCATGCATTATATTCTATATAAACAGTTCAATTATAAACCTTATCTAAATAAACTATTTGTTCATCAGTTCTTATTTTTACTAGATCATTACCAGCTGGATTTTCTGCTTTTAAAGTTAAAATATCAATAATTGGAATATAATCTACAACAATAAAATCTCCATGACTTGTTAAATATTGTTTATATAATTTTTTTCACAAAGAAAAACCTAGATAATTATCAAATTGTTTAGAAATTGTTTTAATTAATCTACTCAATAAAACATCTTTTGAAGTATCTGTAATATTTAATGCTGTTTTTAATGTTGGTAGTGTTGTATATTCCATTTAATTTTCTTGTATAAAAAATAAAACTAGCCAACTACTAAGATTTACTTAGTAGTTAAAACTTTTATTTTTCTTCTCACTCTTTTAAATCTTCTCCTTTTTTATCTTCATTTGAAGTTTCTACTTCTTCAATTAATTTAGATAATTTAGCTTTACTTATATTTCAAGCAAATTCTATATTTAATTCAGTAGCTTTTTCTTTAAGCTCTTTTAAAGTCAAAGTCTTTTCAACTTCTTCTTCATTTGAAGTTTCTACTTCTTTAAATCCAGCAACTATATATGTGTTTTTATTTTCTTCTTCAACATTAATAGTTTCACCTGGTCAAACTCCATTAAAGTTTCTATTTCAAACATTTTCTAGCTTTATAGTCATAATATGATAATAAAAAAATAAACTATGTATCATTACAATACATAGTTATATTTACCTTACAATGTCTTATTATTTAGTTTTCAAACCTTTTAATACTACTGAAGCAGTAGGATTAAGTAAGATTGTATCTATTCTAGCAGTAAGTACAAAATAAGTTGCTCTTTCTCTTGCTCTTCTTTCTGGTTCAAGAGTAATTTCTCTTTGAATACCATATAACATATTATTAGCAGGAGTTAAGAATACATCTAGTCCATCTAAATTAACTTCAAATACTAATTTTTGTTTAGCATTAGTAGAATCAATATCATATACAACTGGTGTATCTATAGTTAAAACATTAGTAGATATAGCAGTAATTTTTGCTATATGTTCTTGTCCTTCTCATAATGCAATAGCAATAGTTTGACCAACTGCAAAACCAGTTGCACTAGTTAAAGTAATAGATGTAGCTCATGCAACAACATTACTTGCTAAATTATTTGAAGCACCACCAACTTTAATAACAGCTCTACCTTTACCAATAACATTAGCTTTAGCAAATTTTAATCCACCAATTCTGTCAGTAGGAACCTTATTATTACCAGTTATATATAAGTCTTCATAATCCCATATAAGTTTATTTGGCATATATAATTTATCTACTAAGTCTGATAAAGTATCAGGTATAGCTTTTCTTGCTTTAGTTAATTTAGCTCTATCAATGAATCTATCAGCAAATATAGTAGTATCAGTAGCATCTATTATATTTCAACCTCTTTCAGTTTCAGTAATAAAACCATTAAACATTCTATCAACAGTTTTAGCTCCAGCTACTTTTTTAGCATAAAGACCGACTTTTTCTAATTGAGTAGATCCTTTTTTAGCAATTAATCTAAATAAATGATCCTTGAAAGCATTACCTTCAATATTATCCTCAACTTCATCATCTTTAATTTTTACAACTGCAACTATTTCTTGTGTTACTAGTTCTTTTTCTAAAGCAGTAGCCTTAATATTCTCTAATGCTACACCATCTATTCATGGTACGAATATTTCATCATTTATATCTAAAGTAGAAACTTTTTTATGAGATTTACTCATTTTAACTACTTTAGCATCTTTCATTATAACTGATTCATCAACAATATAGTCAATAAATTTATCAGCTTGTTCAGTATTTAAGTGAACTAATCCCCCATTAGCAGTTGCACTATCAAATACTTTTGAGATTTTTTTTGCAATTTTAGACATGTTTTCTTAAATTTAAATTTTAAAATATTTTATAATCAATTCCATACTGAATGTTTATCATCAGTTTTTTCTATTTCAGTAGGATCTATTTGATTACTATCTTTTTCAGTTTTTTTGATTTCTTCTAATTCCTTAGCTATAGTAGTTATATCCTTAGTTAAATCAGAAGCTTCTATTATTTGTTCAATAAGACTTTTTAAATCTTCACCTGAAAAATATACATCAGCATACTTTTTTATTTCAGATTCAACTGTTTTAGCAATATCAACTTTTTCAGTTTTTTCTACTTCTACAACTTCTTCTTTTTCAATAAGTTTAGCTGTAGCTTCTAGTTTAGAAATTGCTTCTTCTGTTTTAGCTTCTTTAAGAAGTTCAACAGCTTCTTTTTGCAATTTTGCTATTTCTTGTATTTTAGTCATTTGTAAAAATGTTAAATAAATAAAAAGGATGCTATAATCAACATCCTTATTTTGCTTTAACTCCTTACTTTTTCAATGTCTTATCTAATGTAGAAATAATATCATCTAATTTAGATATATTTGTTTTAGAAATCACTTTTCTTTTATTAAATATCTTAAATATTGAAAATCAAGTTTCTGCTTTTGGAACTGCTGGTGCTTTATCTTTAGAAACTAAAGTAATAGCACTCACTTTTAAATCTTTTAATATGTTCATAATCTTTAAAATTAATAATAAAATCTTAATCTTCATAAAATCAAGTTCAATAAATTGATATTCATACATATTCTCAATCTAAATATTTTTTATAAGTTTCTTCATCAAATTGTATTCAAACTATCCAAGCTCATTTAGGAATAATATTTCAATTAGGTAAAATTATCTCAATTGGTGCTATATAACTTTCAACATATTTAGCTGTTTCAACAACATTATCTGAGTTATGATCTATATCTACTGTTTTATCTCATAAATTTTGCATAAACTCATAAGCAGTTTTAGTTATTTCTTCTTCTGTAATTGTATCTCAATTTCTATCAACTTCATCAGGTGCTAATGCAACAAATAAAATAGTATTAAATCAAGTTTCTTTACTTATAATTTGTAATTGTTTTTTCATATTTATTTGAAAATAGAATATAAGTTAGATACATAATGAATTTTTATCATTATTTTTCAATGTCTTTTAAATCAAAGGTATCTGCTTTGATTTGTGCTTGTGATTTATCAATTTCAGTAGCATTTTCACTTGTTAGTCTTTCATCATCAGGCTTAAATAACCTATAAACTATATTACACCTACATCCAGGAAACCTTGTAGGTTTACTTTTATTTCAATCGCTTTCAAATTCTTTATCTTTTTCAATCCGCCCTTGTAGATCATTATGTAAACATCAAGGAGTTGTAACACTATCTCTATGAGATACCCAATTTTTATATCAGGTTTCATTATATTCTTTTCTATATTTATCAAATTGTGTTTCTTTTCATGCTAAATAACTATTTCAAAGTTCATGACTAGCAATTAATTTTGCTCTATAATTAGAAAAAGAATAATCAACCTTTAAAACCTTAGAAATTTTATCATATCACCATCACTCATCTAATGCTTTTTCAATTAAATTAGATATTCTAGTTTTTGTATAATCATCAACTTGTGTGATTAATTTTCAAGCTTGATATTTTGCATAATCTAATGCATCCTCATTTTTTATATTAAAACTAATATCAATATTAGGATCTTTCTGAAAAGCTCAAGTTAATTGCTCCATTCATAAAATAAAAGCAGTTTCTAAAGCAGGAGTAATTTTATCAGCATCATTTTCTCAAGCAATTTTTTCAATACTTATACTTTGCCACATCAATTTTAACTCTGTATTATTTTTTATTTCTTCTAATGCAATTTTATACCAATTAATAAATAACTTTTCTAAGATCTTAACTAACTTAGTTTGTTCTTTAATTAATTTATCACCTCAAAGATTATAAACTTTATCATCTTCTGTTTTTGATATTTCTTTATATGTTTTTATAGAAATCATTTTGTATATTACTTAAAAAATCTAAAGTATGCTCTTCAATTAAATCTTCTGTTTTTGATATATTGTTAATTTGTTTATTTTGTATTAATTCGTTTCATCATTCTATTTCTTCTAATCAAAGTCTTCCTCTAGCTTCATTAATAGTCATAATTGAACTACCAACATAACCTGTAAGAGTTTTCATTTTATCTAATGGATTTCAAGTTTCTATTTCTTCATATTTTAATATTTCAAATTCATAATCATAAGAAAATAATTCAGTAAAGTTAGAAATATTTAAATTTTGTAATGGTACAATTTTATGATTTATGAAGTTTTTATCAGCTTGCTCTGCTGTAGATTTATTTCAAACTATAGTAAGTAATACTTCATATGGTACATTTAATGCAATAGAAACCTTCTTAAGTAATTCAAAAGTCTTTTCAATAAAAGCAGTAACATCAAAGTCATCAGTTAAATCTAATTTTCATAATTCAGTTTGAACTAATGCATGATTTCAAGAGTTTTTAACTCATGAAAAATTATTATTTAAAAATTCTTGTAATACTTTTTTTCAAGCATCACTTAAATTTTGTTTAATTTGTCATCATTGTTTAACATAAATAATAGCATTTCACATCCATCCTTTATTAAACATATTAGAAAAAAACTGATCTATTTGTTCTAATAATAGTAATTGATCTAATACTGGAATATATAGAGTTTTTCAAAAATTAATATCAGTTAAAGAACTTCTTTTAAAATGATATATTTCAGTTAAATTTGGATTATATCAAGGATTTTTATCTTTAATTAAAGTTTTAGCAGTTGCACTAGATTTTTTCCAAACTTTTTCTTGTTTTTTTCTCTCTTTAACATCTCAAATGAAATCATTAAAATATGCAGTTTTAGTTCATATTCTTTGAATAAATCATCAATGTCTAAGTTTATGTAAATTATTAGCAGGAACTGGAATAAGTCTTGTTACTTTTTGATTATTATATTTTTCTCTAATAACTTCAAAAAAAGCATTTCAATAAAACTCTAAACTTTCATTTAAAAAAGTATGATCTATTTTATTAATTATTTTTTGTAAATCTTCATTATCTGTTTCAATTTTCTTTCATACAGCACTCTGAATTTTATCTAATAGACCTGAAACTATAAAACTTTCATTATAAAGTTTATTTAATGAATCAAAATCAGGATTTATAAGAGTATTATCCATAAATCATACATTTATATCATCATTATTTACTTGATGAGTAATTTTCTTTTCTTCATTAGATAATTTTCAAATAATTATTACATCATCTTTTTTTTGTTTAGACATTATTTAAATATAAAAAAATAAGCTTAAGTTTATAATACTTAAGCTTAAATCCTTTCAATGTCTTTATAATTCATATTTTTTAACTAATCTTTCAGTTTTTCTCATAACCAATATATATTCTTCAATAACTTTTTTCTCTGTATCTGTAAAATTTAAAACATTCATTACATTTTGAATACTCCAATTATTATAATAAGGTAATGCATCACCACTTTCAAGCCTAGCTAATGCCCTAGAGTCCATTTTTATTGATTTAGCCAACTTATCTAACTCTAAATTTTTTCTAACCCTTTTAAACCTTATAAGAGTTCAAAGTAAACTTTCTGTTTTAGGATGCCACTTTTTAAAATTCTCATAATAAAACTGATCTTTATTTAAGTGAAAAAAATCATATAAAATATCTAAAGTAGTTTTTCTATACTTTTTATGTTCACCTTTAATTATAGATAAAATAACTCTCCTATTTATTCAACTCATATTACAAAGAGTTTGAATATCATATTTTTTAATATAATCTTTTATCTTAGAAATAAGCATAATTTAATAGTTAAAGAATAATAACATCATCTCAAATATCTTCAATTTTAAAGTTATCTAATCATCCACTTAATCAATCCACAAAATCATCATTAATTCATTTTTCAGGAAATGCTAATAATTGATTTTTTGCTAAATTAATATCTTTATGATTACTAGGTAAATAAAATCTATTAGCTTTAAAGTGTGGTATATGTGGTGTAAAATGTTTTATTTTATCATTAGGATATTTTAATTCTTCAATAGGTAATGAAATTCAATATTCTTCTTTAGCTAATTTTTTAATCCAAAATCAAAATCATTGATTAGCTTTTTCATCATAAGTAAACCTTTCAACTTTACTTGCATACTGAGAATACATTATAATTGTTTTTCTAGCTTGTTTTTCTACATCTAATTTCTCTAAAATAAAATCTAATAAATAATAATTTTTATCTATTCTACTTTCTCAAATAATTGTTAAACAAAAATAATCACTAGTAGTTTTTCAAGTATGGGTTGTATCAGCATGCATATATAAATTATCAAAATCATTTATATCTAAATAATCATAGTACCTTAACCATTCCTCTTTTATTAAAGAATTTTCATAAACATCAATGAATTCTGCCATATATTCTTGTAACCATAAGAATCAAGCTATTTCATTCTTAATATTTTCTAATTCAGTTTTATTAATAAAAGGACTATCAAAACAAGAATAATGATACTCTGCCCAGTTTTTACTAGATTTACATTGATTAGATAATTCATAATAAAGATGATCAGTTTTTCATTTAGGAGTTCAAACTATTTTAACTTGAGCATCCATTAACATGGGTTGTATAGTTTTTCTCCATAATCAATCTTTTTTCAATATAATTCAAGCTTCATTTAATACTCAAAAATCATATCAAAACCCTTCTAAATTTTCAGGTCTTTCAGCACTTCATAAATCTAAAATACTTCAATTCATAAAAGTGATGATATAACTTTGATTATCAACTTTTACACTACCCCGAAAATCTCCTAATATTTCTTTTATATACCTTTCAATATATTTCTTTAAATTTGATTGTATTGTATCAATCCATAATCATTTACTTCAAGGATTTTTAACTAACTTAAGTAATATCCACTGAAAAGCTCAGTAAGTTTTTCAAACCCTTCTTCAAGCTCTGATAATTGTATATTTAGTTTTATCAGCAAAAGCAGGTTTAATAAAATCGGCAAATTGAAAATTAGGTCAAGTCATTAATCTTCTAAGTTAGATGTAAATTTATAATCTGTAACTTTTACTTCTGATTTAGGAATAAAGCTAGGATCTTTCTTTTCTAACCACTTCCAACTATCTCAGACACTTCAAGATTTTATACTTCTTCAAATATTAACTCTAGACTGCATTGTTATACTTTCCTTTAATATTCCTTTTTCCTTTATAAACTCAGGAGTTTCTCTTTGATACTTATATAATACATCTGTAGATATCTTGCAGAAATAACAAGCTTGTTCATCTGTCATACCAACTGAAAAACAAAGTTTTAGTTTATCAATTACTCTTTCAGTCATCACAGTAGGTCTTCATCATTTGTTTTTTCCCTTATTATCTATCTTATTTGTTTGTTCTTCAGGTAATTTCTTTTCTAAATCTTTTACAAAATTTTCTTTATCTTTTAAAGATATTTTATTAACATTTATAATAGGTTTAGCCTTTCACCTTTGACCACTCTTTTTTTTATTTACTTCTTTTTTTGATACCATAATTATTAATCATTAAGAAAACTAAAATCTAATTCTCTACTTAAACATTCTATATTTACAGTTCATCAAGTAACATCATGAAACCTTCTAATAATAACTTGTACATATTCAGGACTTAACTCCATCATATAACAAAACCTATTCTTTTTTTCACATGCAATTAATGTAGATCAACTTCATCAAAATAAATCTAATACCTTATCTTCCTCTTTACTAGAATTATTTAATATTTTTTCTAATAAACTTATAGGTTTCATAGTTGGATGTAAATCATTTTTTAATGTCTTCTGATTTTCTAAAACTGAACTAATTTTAATATCATTAATAACATCTGATTCTCATTTTTTTCAATAAAATTTATGTTCTTCATTCCATCAATAAAATATAGGTGTATAGTCATCAGCCCATCAATTAACTATTGGCTCATAAATACTTTTATAATCTGATGGAGATAAGTTAAAATGATTTTTCTTCCATATAATTAAATTTTTCCATTTTATATTCTCATCATTCATAGCATTAAATATTTTATCTATTCAAAGTCTATAAAAAAATATATAATAACTTCAAGAACACATACTTTTAACAATTTTTAAAAAATCTCTTAAAAATTGTTGTCCTTCTTCTCCTTTTAAATTATCATTCTCAATTTTCTTATGATGATGTCTATTTGATTTTTTCCCATCACCTCAAATACTTCATTCAAAATTCATAAGATATGGTGGATCAGTTAAAACCATATTAGCTTTTTCTCATCATAATAACTTTCAAACAGCATTAGGATTAGTAGAACTTCAACATAAAAGATAATGATTTCATAATTTAAAAAAATCACCTTCTTGTATTTCTGTTTTTTCTACTTCAGGAACTTCATCCTCAATTTCTTCTTTATATAAATTTTCACTTTCATTTCAAAAATTAAGTCATAAATCCATATCAAGATGATCAATAATATCTTTTGAAAAATCTCATAAACTATCTAATTCAATTTTTAAATTATCTAAATTAAATTTCGCTAATAATCATGTTGTATTATCTCTTATTCTATAATCTTTTTTTTGTTCTTCTAACATACCATAAACTCTTATTACCTCCACTTCAGTTATTCACATTTTTCATAATGCTAAAGTCCTTCAATGTCATGCAAGTAATATATTATCTTCATCAACACAAACAGGAGCTATATATCAATCTTTTTTAATTGATTTAATAACTTCATCTATATCTTCATCAGTATGAATTTTATTATTATTTTCATAATGAAGAATATCTCATATTTGTAACTTTATATGCTCTTTCTTTAAATTTTGCATAATTTATTTTTATTAAATAATAATTCAATATTCTTCCAACCTATCAATGACTTGATCTAAACTACTTGCAAAAAATCATACTCACCCTTCGGATATAATATCTTCTAAAAATTCCTTTTGCTCTTTTGCATGTTTTGCTCTTTTAACACTTTTTCATGTAATTTCTGCATTTATCCATCTCTCTTTTGCTACTTGCAATGAAACATCAAAATATTTCATCTCACTAGGTCTTTTAACTTCAATTGCTATATATATTCAATTTCTTAAAACTGTAATATCAGATATACCATTTCTTATAAAATTACTTTTATTTTTTTGATATAATCACCTGTTTGCATTATAAAATCATTTAATATCATTTTTATAATTAACCCTACATCATTTTTCCATAAAATAGCATAATATTTCAAGTTCAATATATTCTTCTTTTGGCTCTAATTTCATTTTCTAAAAAATTATTTTAAATTTTTATCATATACCCTAAATATAAAGTTTAGAGCTCTGGCGAAATCTCGATTTATAATCAAGGTATATAATAAAAATACTAAATATGGTGGCGAGAATAGGAGTTGCACCTATATTGGATAGCTTATGAAACTATTTTGAACTACTTCAACTTACTCGCTAAAAGTTGCAGGGGATTTTTACCCCTGCAAGTAGATATGATCACCTCCTTTTTTGGGAATCAAGAGTTAAGACTTTAACTCTACTATAATTTTCCATAAAGGGGACAATTAGGTCAAATCTTATTTACACTTTTTTACATATCTTTTTACTGTCCTAATATTTACTCATAATAATTTAGCAATATTTTTTTGCTTTATT